CAGCGGCACGGCGCGGCCATAGTCCCAGCCGAAGCGGTCCTGCGCGCGGGTGATGGTGAGGGTGAAGATCGGATAGGTCGGCCCGGTGACCAGATCGGCAGGCGGCGCTGCGGGGTTGTCGCTCTCGACCAGCGTGACGCTCATCGACAGGCTGTCGGCGGCGTCCGCCACCAGGTCGCGCCGCGGCGTGTGCAGCGGCGAGCCGTTCTGCCACGGCAGCGTCAGGGCGAGCATACTCACGAGTTCGGCCCCATGTAGGCGCCCCAGTAGACCAGCAGCGGGCCGCCCAGCGTGCCGACGACAACGATCGTCAGGGTCGTGGCGCTGGCCGTTACCACGACGGGAAGCCCGGTTGCGGTGCTGGCAAGCGTGATCGAGGCCGGCTGGCCGACCAGGCCGTGATTGACCACGACGCTGGTGTTGGTGCCGGCCGGGAGCGTCGCCGAACCGCGGTTGCGCACCGCAAAGCCGGCATTGTCATGCACGAAGTTGACGATGCTCGCGAGGTCGGCGGCGGCAATCCCGATGGCGCCCGAGCCATTCCCGGCGAAGATATTGTTGGCGATGACGATGTTGGTGCAGCCGGCGCCGACCGTGACGCCGAACAGGGTATTGCCGACGAACTGGCCGGCAACGCCGAGCGTGCAGCCGAGCACTTTGACCGCCGACACTGCGGCAGCGATGAACACGCCGGCGCCGGTGTTGCTGCCCATGGTGCAGCCTGACAGGGTGACGTTGCCCACGCCGGGGTTGATCGTGACGCCGTTTGCACTTGGCCCGGTGGAGTTGGCGAACACGCAGCCGACGGCATCCACCTGTGCGATGGTCCCGGTGCCGGTGCGGCTCAGTGTAAGCCCGCCGCCGGCATTGGATGCGGCCCACGTGTTGCTGAGCTTCAGCGCCTGGACGGTGCCGCCCGGCGCTACGTAGATGCCAGAGCCGGTTCCCGAGTCGAAGTAGCTGTCGGACACCATCACCACTTGCGCGATCGCGGCGGCGGCAGGCGTTATCGCCAACCCGTTGCCGGCATAGACCGTCGAGACGTGATCGAGCGTGATGTCACCGCAAGCGTTTATCACCACGCCATTGGCCAGGTTGGCGCCAGGACCGCCGACAATCCAAAGGTTGTCCAGCACGAGGTCGACGCCGCCGTTGACGACAATGCCGTTCGCTGTGCCAGCCACGCCGAGCTGCAATCGACCGTGCGATAAATGGGCGCCGATCGTGTTGACGTTGCCGATCAGCACACCGACGAAGAAGCTGGTGAACGTGAAATCGTGGATGTGGCCGTAACTGCCGCCGTTGAAGTTCACATAGGCGCCAGCGGTGCGCGTTACCGACGCGGTGATGGTGACGCCGTGCAACTCGAAGAAGTCGGCATTGACGACAAACACATCCGCGGTCGCGCTGGCGGTCGTGATGGTCGCGCTGGGGCCGTAGATCGTGAGGTGCGGCTGGCTGATCGTGAGCACGCCGGAGACCTTGAACGTGTCGCCGGTGTTGCCCTGTAGCTCGAGCGTGCCGCTGCCGCAGGCGGTGATTGCCGCGCGCAGTGCCGCGGTATCGTCGGTCGTTCCATCGCCCTTGGCGCCGAACCAGCACGCCCTGACCGGATCGCCGCTGCTCTCGCGGTGCCACCGCCGCCCGGCGGCATCGACGATGATGGTGCCGCCATTGTCCGCCGATGCCGTGTCGGTGGCGACATAGGCGAACAGCCCGTCGCCGCCGTCGCCGGGCGCGTAGTAGCCCACGACATAGAACAGCGGCATGGAGACGCCGGCATAGGCGCGCAACGCCGCGATGGTGTCGATCGGCGGGGCGAATACCAGCGGGCCGGAGTCGTATGGCATCAGAAATACCTCGCCTGCACGGTTTCGCCGCTGCTCGGCAGCGCGACATAGCGATAGATCGCGATCATCGCGTCCTGCGTGTCCTTGGGGTCGGTATCCATGCCGAACAGCGGCGCCAGGCTGTCGGCGGCCAGCACGGTGTAGGGGTCGGTCAGCGCGTCGGGCAGGTCGAACACCGTCCACCGCGCCAGGCCGCGCATGGTCAGATCCTGGTGCACCGACATCACCGCCGCGGTGGCATCCTCCGGCGCCCGCATGATCATCGCGACCTTGCGGACCCGGCCCTCGAGCATGGCGAGCACCGCCGGATCGGCGGCCTTGCCGAACGACGATGCCGCGTAGCCGGCGGCGAGCTTGGTGTATTCCTCGCTGACCGCCTGTGGGATGGCATCGATGATCCAGCGCGCGTTGGCGTTCGCCACCAGGCTGTCATGCGCGGCGTTGACCTTGGCCAGCGCCAGTGCCTGGTCGGAGGGCGACGGCGTTTCGTCCGCGGCGATCACGCCGAGCTCGACCAGTGCGTTGGTGGCGATGGTGGCGGCCGGAATGGTGACGGTCAGCGCCGGGCGGTCGGCGAGCGGCACCACCGCCACGCCGAGCCGCCGCAGGGCTTGCTCGCCAATCGTGGCGATGGTGACGGTCATGTCAGGTCCTGCCCTTTGCCTGTAGATACGCCGACTGCAGCCACTGATCCATTTGCGGGGTGTATTGCCCGCTCTGCTTCAGCGCGCCGATCACGGTGTAGTAGTCGTGCGGCAGTTGCAGCGTGGTCGGCCCGTAGCTCTGCGATTGGTTCGGGATCACGCCGGTATAGGTTCCCGGCGGGTTGAACTTCGGCACCTGGTAGACATCGCCCATGGTGTAGGACGGGTCGATCGGCGAGCGGCTGGTCGGCCCGAGATAGGCCGCTTGCGGCGCCTGCTGCGGCAGGAGCTGGTTGACCAGCCCCTGCGCGCTATTGGACGAACCCGACACCGACCGCGCTACTTGTGCGCGGTCTGTGCGGCGGGCTCTGTTGGCGGCGCGATCGGCACGTCGGCCGGCTCGGTGATGAGGCCGGCAGCGAGGCTGGAGACGCGCGAGGCGGCGCCGGAGCCGGGCGCTGCGTGCATGGTGTCCGCCTTGGCGCGCGCCTCCGCAGCGGCCTCACGCGCCTTGCGCTGCTCCATCGAGGGCGGCGGCCCGGACGGCGACACCGGATCGAGGCCGAGCGCCACCAGGTGCGCGTCGCGGGCTTGGACGTTCTCGTTCATCAGGTTGGAGCTGCCGCCGCGGGCGCCGAGCGAGCCATCGCCGTTGAAGTCGAGGATGATCTGGCCTCCGATGGAGCCTGCCGCCTGCGCGGCCGGATCGACCGCTGACGGCGGCACGGCGGCGCCCTTGGTGTCCGGCGCCGCTTGCTGTGACGCCCCTGCCTCCTGCTTCTCGCGTGCCGCTGCCTCCTCCTGCCGCGGCGTGTGGTCCTGCTGCGGCGTCTGTGCCGCCGGCCCCGCGCCGGGGTGCGGCTTGCCCTCGTCCTTGTGCTCGGCGTCGTGCTGCTCGTTCTTGTTGGCCATGATGGTGACTCCCTATGAGGTAGCCAGGACCGGACAGGCGGTTGAATGCACCTGTTCGGCCCGGACTATGCGTGCGGTGGCTTACGCGTCAGCGGTGTTAGCTGTATATACGGTGACGATCCCGTTATCCACCGGCTTTGTGGTGTCGACAGTGGGATCGGTGCCAAACCTGAGCTTCCCGATGCCCCTTATTTCCTGCACCCCGACTCCATGCATGAAGCCATAATCGCGGGTGTTGGTCGTTGACTTCATCCGCTGTGCCCACGCCACGCCGAGCGACTGCGCGCCGCACAGGAACGACGCGGCGACGTCGATGCCGCCACCGCCTGAGCCGGTGATGGTGCTCAGCTCCGGGATTTCCTTGATGATCACGCCGTCAAACAGAATGTCGCCTGCCGTGAACAGCGGATTGTCGGAGCCGCGGTTCCAGGCGTATTGCAGCGCGTTGACGATGGTCGGGTCTTTCATCAAGTCGCGGAAGGCGTAGCTCGGCACGAACATCACGAACCATTCCTCGTCGTTGTTCACCGTGATGGGTCGGATGCGCGGATTGGCGGTGCGCGCGATGCGCTTGGCCAAGGTGACGGTAGCGGCGGTGAGCGAGCCGGTGGCGACGGTGATGGTGGCGAGCGCGGTCGACATGATGCCCGACGACGCGTTGCCCTTGGTGTTGCCGAACAAGACGCGGTCGGCGTTGTTCACCATCCAGGTATTGCGCTGGCCGGCGGTCGCCGCGCCGTAGCTGACCTGCACGCTGCCGTCCGCGGTCATCGCGCCGAACGACGTGATGATGTCGTTGCGCATCTTCTCGAGTTCCCACGTCAGCAGCGCCTCGCGCGCCGCGTCACGCAGGTCCACGATGGATTTCTGCTCGTCCCAGTCGCTCACCGCGACCGCGTGCCGGATCACGCCGACGGTCAGGTTCAAAGACCGGGCGTTGAGGATTTCCTCATTGCCCTCCAAAATGGTGTTGCCGGTGACGCCCGCGCCCACCAGGCGGCGCACCGCCGGGAAGACGACGGTATCGCCGGCCTTGCGCGTCAGATCCTCGCGGACCTGGATCATGGAGGACATCTGCGTCCCCATGTAACGACTAAACTGATTCCTGCGAACGTACTCCATAAAGAACTCAGAGTCCCATTGCAGGGGAGTCAAGCCGGCTCTTGCCGGGGTGACATTCATGTCCGCCATTGCGGATTCTCCTGTCGCTGAGGTTGTTGGGAGTTGCTGCTAGTTTCGGATCGGCAACGCCCGTACCTCGGCGGCAGGAGACGCCCGTTGAGCCCGGCGGCGGCTTGCACCGATAACGCCCTGTGCTGGCGTGACGCCCGATTGCCCACGGCGGCTGGGGCCACACTCCAATGGCTGTCTGCGCAAGCAGGCGCGATTACGCTTTCAGTTCGTTCGGAATGTGAGTAGGTTAGCGAGGCCCGGCGCTGCGCGAACAGCGACCGGACCTCTATCCACCCGAGTGAAAGGAGCACCCAGATGAATGACGAAGAACTAAAGCAGGCATTCGCCAGGATCGAGCAGGGGCAGAAATCGATGCTTGCCCAACTCAACACCAAGATGGACGACATCCTGGACAAACTCAGTGCGGTGCGCCTCGATACCGACGGCCTGAAAGGGCACGTCATCTACACGCTGGGCGACCAACTGACGCTGAGCCAGCGCATCACCAAA